TAAATCAAATCGCAATCCACAGTTCCGATCCAAGTTCAGTGAGGATATCTTTAACACAAAGTATTCTCACGAGGGAGCGGAAACATTCCACGAGCTATCGTGTACATTAGTTAATGATGTCTGTCAGGATCAGCTTACCGCTGATGAGAAGGAACAACTGATAGATCATATCTCCAATCTTCGCTTCATTCCCGGAGGTAGATATCTCTACTATGCTGGGCGTGATAAGAAGTTCTTTAATAACTGCTACCTTCTCAAGGCAGAGGAAGATAACCGGGAAGACTGGGCGAAGCTCAGTTGGGAAGCAGAGTCTTGCCTGATGACAGGAGGAGGTATTGGGGCTGACTACTCTGTGTATAGACAAGAGGGACAGATTCTCAAGGGAACAGGCGGTGTGAGTAGTGGACCTATTCCCAAGATGCAAATGATAAATGAGATAGGAAGACATGTAATGCAAGGCGGCTC